ATAAATATTAGAATACCAATAACCAACTGCTATATTGAGTTCTTCATTTAAAGCCAAAATGAATTGAGTATCGGTAATCCTATCCCTAGTAAATATCCAGGTATAATTTCCTTCAAGGTTGGGAACCTTGTTATAAAATTCCCAACCTTTAATTACCTTAAAAATATTGCCATGAAGGTCAACGATTTCCTTTGCCATAATTGCCTTTTTTACCTCTCGAGGATTTTTTGTCTTGTTCACTAGAGTTATTTTTCATTTCCTCTATCCTTTTTTGTGTTTCTGGGTACCAGAGTTTTCTTAGGGGCACTACCTGAGTTGCAAAGAATGCCTTCCATAAATTCTGGGATAAAGGTCTTATACTTTGCCGACTGATTTCATTAAATTTATCCTCAAAGTGTTTTACTACCTTTTTAAAATCTGAATAATATATGTGACCCGTTGCTGGGTTTATCTTTTGTTGCCTTTGGCATACTTCTAGTAAATCTTCTCCCATTTTATTCATAAACTCTCCTCTATTAAATTGGAAGTTCTCTTGATCTAGTCTAAATATCTTTACGTAATCTTTTGTTTCCATTATATTATATCTCTGTTTCTAAGTGTTTAACATCATAGGGTAATACCTGAAATAAGTATCCCCTTTTATCATCCTCGTAATAGGATGACCATAATCTCCCTTTTAATCGGTATAAATCCAAGTCATAAGTTTTTTTGGGTATACCTGTGATAAATAATTTGTGATTGCCTCCTGGGTTAACTTCGAATTCCCACTGGGTAAAATTTCCTATGGTACCATAATCTGGCAATTTATTTCCCAGTAGGGTTGGTAAGGCAATATCCTTTACCAGAGTTTCTTTGGGGACCCTTTTCCCATTTACCCAGATCCCCAGTTGTGATTTACCGATATATACATCTTTTACTATTTCTCGAAACATAATTCAATGATTATAAATTTAACACCTTGACCTAATTCTAAGTCATTTACTGCATTAATATCCCTAGTACTATGTTGAAGGTTTCTTAAAGAAATTCTAGATTCTTTCGATATCCTATAAGATCTTCTTACCAAGAGTAAAGCATTTCTCCAACAAGCAACCATAGAAGATACTGGCCCAGAGAATAAAACCTTGCTGGTCTTATTTATCTCTACCATTTTTTCTTCGTATAGTTTTTGACTCTGAAGATACCATACTTTTATTTCTCTTATGTTTTCTTTTCTTCTTTCTAGAATCAGCTTTGACATAATCTTCTATTTCTTCAAGTTTACCCAACAATAAAAACCTTACGAACATATCTATAGGCCTGAAAAAGTAATTTCTTATATTCTCAGTGCCTAGATAATAATCGTATACGATAAAGAATTTTTTAATCTTTCCGTGTTTGAGAGATCTTTGAACAAGGTAATTCTTTACACATCTCTTGTGAAGTTCTACCATGTCCTTTTCCTGTTTTTCCATCTCCTTATCGGAGAATATTCGATAGTCCATAACCAAAATAAATATGGGACTGGGAATATTGATTGCCCTCAAGTGATTCCCAGTCCCGGGTTAACAAAGGATTAATTATACTGCTTCATCTACCTTCAGTACTTTTTTCTGGAAGGTAATATATTTATTTTGGGCAGACTTGTATTCTTTAGAGTTATGATCTTGGATTCGGAGCATTTCCCTTTCTAATTTACGAAGTTCATTACGGGTTTGTTGTCTCCATTTCTTTCTTGAAAGAGTATCAGTAACATCATCTGGGTAAATGTATTTCACTTCCCGATTGGAGATTACTTGTTCGATGATATTGGGTTTCTGTTGTTTGGCAACTTCCTTGACAACTTCTTCCTTTTTAGTAGAAGCTTTCTTGGTAGTAGTTTTTACCAATTTTGCTTTGGGTTCTTCCTTAGCCTTAGATTCTTTAGTTTCTTTTGGCTTTTGTGTTTTAGAAGCCTTAACTTCCTTCAATGAGTTAGATACTTGGTTGTTAATTAACTCGGTTACCTTGTTCAAATTTACTTTTTTCATAATTGACTAATTTAAAAATGTTACTTAATTAATTTCTCTATGCAAATATAAGAACAATATTTTAAATAGAAAAATATTTCTAATTTATTTTATCAATAGCTGAGGATCCCTAGTCGAGTAGGAAATCAAAGATTTCATCTGGGTTCTCATCTAGGTTTTCTGGATCATCATAGTAGGAATCTAGGCCTTCAGTAAAGATATCATATTCTGAAATAGATGATGATTTACCATATCTCTGATTATACTGTTCTACGGTTAATATAGTTACCTTACTGGGATCATGTTCATATTTCTCGGCATAAGCAGAAGCTTCCTCCGGTGATAAAGGTTTATCGGAAGTGAATACTTGGTAATATACTCTGGGTTTAGTATAATGAGCATCTAAAGTTACTTGTTGATAACCAGATTTCCTTGCGGTAAATATTATATTATCTGGAGTAACTCTTACTAGGAAAGCATATTGGTATAATCTCCGATTACTAAGAGAATCCTTTAGTTTCTTTATAGAATCTACTTTAGCAAAGAATATAGAATCTCTTCTTTTGCTTTCCTCATACCGTTTTACATTTCTAATAGAATCTTCTCTACTCTCCTTTACATAAGGAGGAGTTACCCTCCGGGTACTATTGGTGTTGGCAATAGTGAATCCCAAAAGAGTAACTCCCAGAATGGAAAACGGAAAAATAATATGTTTAGTTTTTGAGTTCATATCCTGTAGCTTCATATTGTCCTTTGATATGAGAATTAAGATATCTCCCTTTAGATTCGGCATTCATTAGTTCTTCGAAAGTTTTTCTGGGAACTAAATCATACCAGTAAACTTTGTTGCCCTTAAAAGCAACCCATAAGTGTTTGTTTTTGTTGTCATACCCAATACCTTCTATATTAGAAGATTCTACTGGATTCATTTTAATACCAGTATTCATGGTAACTGATTCAAGATATTCTTCTCTGTCCATAATTTAAAGTTTTAAAAGTGTTAACTCCGGATGTAATACGTTGGTATATTTTTGAATGATTGCCCATGCTCCCAAAACTCCTTGAGAATTATCTGTTATCCATTCTTCCTCCATTTTCCATAGAATATGAGAGCAGACATATAATTGATACTCTGTAAGAGTTTTTATAAGTTGAGGATATTCTATCATATCTGAATAGAGTTTTATCATATTATCTAATACTCCTCTTATTTCTCCCTCTTCAATCTGAAGAAGTTTTTTAAGAAGGTAATGATCGGTATCCTCTAAATTTTTAGAGATATGAGTTAGTGCCTCAACTTGGATTTGGGCAATGTTCTTAATAACCGTCTTGGTTTCTGCATCCATTTTTTCTTATTATTTATTTCGTTATACAAATATATAAATTTTATATATAATATGCAAATATTGCTGAGGTAGGTAGTGGATTATCTCTTCAAGATCTCAGCCATCTTTTCCTTGATTGAATCGGGGAATATGGCATCTGATGCCCATCTTAAGAAGAACTTAGAGGGTTTCTTATCCGGAGTCATAAGCAATTGCCTTTGTTCTGTAGAGAATTTAATTCGTTCTGCCTCTAACATATACTTAGGTAACTTAGTAAATTCTGCCTGAGAGAATGAGATAGTAGTTTTACCAGTCTGAGCCCTAAAGGGTTTCTTCCTTTCCTTATACAGATAGGGAACGATCTTCTTTGAGGGACCTTGCAGAATACTGAACCCAAATAGAATCATAGGGTCAAATTTATCTGTCTTAGGATCTTTTGCTCTCTTTATACATCTTGCCATCCATGAATAAGAATCGAGATATTGGCCATTGTTGGTGGGTTCTCCCACATCTTTCTTATCGAATTTAAATTCCGGGAAATGATAAAGGAAATCCTCTGTAAGGATGAATACAAATCCAAGATCTCTAAGATACTTAATAATATCCTGTTGGCTTTTGCCTTCATTTACCATCTTTTCTACATCAGCAAGGATATCTTCTCTTGGGGATTCCAATTCTTTAGATTGAGTATTAGAGGGTCTTCCTCTACCTGCAGATTCTTTGATTGGTAAGTTACCAGATAATTTATCCAAGTATTCTTTGAATTGAGAAATATCTTGTTGATTAACAAGGGTTACTTCTATTCTTATGGGACCTTTATGTTGTACCTTTGGACCGGCATACATCTCAGTGCAAGCATCTACTAATCTATCAGATAAAGGATTACCATTTTCTGAAAGTGTAGTGATACGCAGTTTGGGTTTGAATATTTCTTTTTCTTCTTTCATAACTTTAGAGATAAAAAGGGCCTGGACAAAGATTATTGCCAGGCCCAAAACTACTAATAACTAACAAAACAAATATAAGAATGGAAATTAATCCTCGTCTTTGGCCTTTTTCTTCTTAGAATCTTTGGCCTTTTTATCTTTCTTAGAAGGCTTATCCTTTTTGGATTCCTTCTTAGGTTCTTCCTTCGGCTTAGATTCTTTTGGAGTCTTACCTGCAGCCAATTTTCTCTGAGCCATACGATATTTCTTCTTTTCTTCGGAAGTCATTTCTCTTCCGTCTACCAAAGGATAATCGTATTTAGTTGCTGTTCTACCTGAACTAGCTTTTTCCTTTTTCTCTTTTGCTTTAGCTTCCTTCTTAGCTTTCTTTTCATCTTCAGAAGCCTTTTTCATTTTTACCAGCTTCTTCTGATTAGCAGTGTCTTTCTCAGGATATTGGGCAGCAACTTTATCTCTTTCCTTGTTAAGTTTTGCCATAAGTTCTTTTACTGCCTTACCATGAGTTTTGTCCTTTGACCAATCCTTTGCAGGATCCAGGTTATTTTCTTTCAGGTAGTTTTCCAAAGCCTTTGCAGCTTTTGTGATTTCCGGAGTCTTATCAGCCGGTTTCTTTGCTTTTTTAGCAGGTTTTACTTTCTTTGTCATATCCTTATTAATTTATGAGTTTATATTTACCTATAGAAATGAATCCGAATTAAAGGTAGGGATTTCCTTGATTTCTAGGATTTTTAATTCAATCCCTTTTACCATTACACAAGTATGAAGATAATCAGATATCTCTCTTTGAGTTAATCCTGAGAAAATACTGGTTTTAGTTTCATTTCCCCATATATATTTCACTTCTAGAACTGGATTGTTAAGAATATCTTTTACTCTTTGTGATAAAGAATAAAGTTTTCTTTTCTGATACATAATATGGGCTTGGTGTTTCCTATATTCACCCATCTTATTCTGCTGCAAGGATATATGGGCTTGGTATTTATAGTATTTGATATCCTTGTATATTTCAGCAATCTGTGAAATTAAGGATGAGAAGGATCTTTTTTCCATTGTGGCCTCTTTATTTGGGATTGATATTCTGAAATCATTTCCTTAGCTTCTGATATTATGTTTTCTGTTAATTCCCTTTCTGAGGGATTTCTGCATACTTCTAGAAATGAAGTATAATCTTCTATCAGATTATTAAGTGCAATGATTTGTATATTCTTTCTTATCTCTTCTTTGGTTACCATAGGTTATGAAAATAAAAAGCCCATCACCTTTGTGAGGCAATGGGCTTTGGATAATTGATATAATGTATAATCGTTATGGAGTTTAATCTTCGTTTTCTTCAGAAGTTTCTTCTTCATCTACTTCCTCGTCAGTGTCTTTTTCTTTCTTTGACTTCGGAGTAGTGATAATACCATGTCCTTTCTTTGACTTAATTGCCAATTCTCCGGGAACAAAAGCAACCGATGTGTTTACTGGAGCACCATCTACTACCAATACTGAAGTTACCAATACTCCCTGAGCACCTTTCTTTGTTTTGATTGCATAACCGAAGTTCTGAACTTCTGAGTTATCAGAAATCTTGATAACATCGATTTGTTTACCGTTCGGTCTTTGACCTGCAGGACGGTTTTTGATAGCTTCCATACGAGCTTTGCGTTTAGCTTCTTTTTCAGGATCTTTTTCCTTAGCACCCTTTTTCTTGGTGTCTTCTTTTTTCTTTGCCATAATCTTAATAAGTTTTTAAAAGTTGTGTTATAAATAAGTTGTGACTTCTACATAACCTAATAGTAGTTAATTTTTAGGGTAGGAGATGATCCCTACCCTTTATGCTAGGTAAATGGGTTATTTTTTACCCTTTTTACCTTTACCCTTAGCTTCTTTTTTAGCGGGCAATTTGATACCTAATTCTTTGGCAATTGCCTTACGAAGTTTCTCGATGTCTTCTTCATCGAAGTCGTCTGGATCAGTATCAAGGTCTTTGTCATCGCAAACATCTTCCAATTCTTCGAAGTCCATTTCAGCAAGAGCTTCTCCAGTCAGTTCTTCCTCTTCTTCCTCCTCGTCTTCTTCATCTTCATCGGAATCATCCTCGTCCTCATCTTCTTCCTCTTCCTCATCTTCAGAATCATCTTCATCTTCGTCATCTTCCGATTCTTCTTCGTCCTCATCGTCATCTGATTCTTCCTCCTCTTCTTCGTCTTCATCTTCTTCTGAACCGAAGATTTCAGATGCCTGGTCAGCAGTCAACATAATAGGAGCCGGGATAATTTTTACAGAGCCATCTTCGTAAGTAATAATGATGTTACCATTGATTTCTACTCTAGATACTTCTTTAAGTTCAACTTTCTTAGTTTCTTTTTTCTTAGCCATAATTGTTTAATTTTAATGGTTTGTTAATGAATATAGTTAATCACTCAGTTATAAGCTTTTTATACTTCTTTAGGAAGGGTCCCAAAGATTCATGTGCATTATTAAATTGTTTTATGTTTTCTAGAACGGTATTAAACTGTTCCTGTGAAGTTATTTCAACTACTTCAGAGTTTATAACTTGGTCCACTTGATTGTAGGTCATAATCTTAAAGGATTTGCCCTCAAATGGATTATATGGTCCATGTTGTTCTAATTTAGTGTTCATCGCTATATGATATTTTAGTTAAACCTGGAAAACCCAATTTACCCATCATTTCTGTGTATGATTGATATTTCCCTTTTTTCGAAATTTCATAGTTATCAGAAAATCTTATTGGGTAGACCCAAATTTCTGAATCTAGTTTCCTATTGGTCATGAAGTAAGCATACTTATTCCTTATTTTATAATCAGATAGAGGTTTCCATAGTTCCCATTGTAATTCTCTTATGAGATATTTATCTGGGATAATAACCTGATTCTGAAATTTCAGAGAAGCTTCTCCAAAGTCATCTAAGAAATCGTAGGCCTTTTTGAATAAGATACGATTAAACTTAATATGATATACCTTGGTAAGGAACAGGGCTATTTGCCAAATCCTAGGAGGATGATTCAAGCAATCAAGGTTAAATTGGTTCTTTTCCCCTTGACTCAGCTTGTTGTATCTCCTGTAGGATAGCAGAATGGACCTGTAATCTCTTTTGCTTTCGATATTCAGGTGAGAATTCATCCCTATACCCGTATAATGCAATTTGGTATGCCCTGTTGAATGCCCTTCTTCCATGTTTCTTATAAATTTTATTCATTCTTACTACAAAATGCCTTCTCCTATGTTTATCCATTCTTGCTTCAGCAGGAAAGATAAATCTTCGTATTTTAGTTGGCTTACCCTTAAAGAATATCGATTGATGACCTTTCTTGGGTAAATCAGTTATGCCTTGTTTTATAAGATTCTTACCCTTGATAGTATGAATGTATAAATTGGCATCTACTCCTAATAAAAGAGTTATGGTTCTTCTAGCATGGTATCTTGAAAAGAATCCTAAACCACATATATGTTTTTTATATAACAACTTCTCGGTTCGGTATTTACTTTCTGTTGCATATTGATATTTGGTCCATCCCCAATATTCATCAGGCCTCCAAGTCCATACATATATTAAGTCTGGGTATATTTTCCGATTATCCCTTGCTAGTTTTACCATTTAATTTCCTTTTTGCAGCCCTGTACCAGAGTTGAATGGATTTCTCATTAGCATCAGGGAATTTCTTTTTCATTCTCCTTACTACTCTCTCTTGGTCAAATCCCTTTTCGGTTAATTCATAACAGTAGGATTTCTTAGTACCCTTAATGAGGTTAAAAGAATCTCTTTCTCTTGGAGGTTTCTTTTCTTTGGGTTTCTTTATACCTGGTACTCTTTTTAATTTTCGAATACCATCTTCTCCCTCTTCTCCTAAGAATCCTAATCTTAATCTTGAATTACGGATTGGGTCAGTTTTATCATAACCGATTGCTTCCAATTGTTTATCTGCCCATTCATCATACTGGTCAATTAAGGATTTATCGGGTTTGTTAGTAGAGTTACTGATATACTTGATTAAATCAAATACTCCTGCAGCACAAGCATCTGGAAAAGGCATACCAAGGATTACTGCCTTTCTTTTAAGATCCTTGTATTTCATGTTTCTACCTGCAGCTCCTAGGAAATTTTGTTTTTCCTTTGATGGAGCTGGTTTATCTTTTTTCTTTTTTGCCATAGTTTTAGAATCTTTGATTGTAATAGGTTTGAGTTAATTCTTCATGAGTTACATACTTATAGGGAACTAATCCCATGTTATCAATCTTATCGAAGAGATCATTAGGTAAATCATAAGTGATTAACCATAAGTAATTCTCTTGAGTAATGTGGTTTGATACCATATCCTTAATTTTTGGGAAATTAGGTAATAGGTTCAATTTATCATCCTCCCAGCTATCACTGAATTGGTTGAGGATATTATTTGCTTTGTTAAAGCGGATGTCTAAGTTGGTATTCTTCATATTGTCTATATTAAAATTTTGTCTAATTAATTTTCTGATGCAAATATAATACTTATATATTATATAGAAAAATATTCTACTTATTATTTTAATATTAGCTGAGGATCAATAGAAGGAGTCTTCTTTCACTCTAGCAGCTCCTGGTTGAGGTTTCTTCTTTGGTTTTCGTTTTATGTGAGTGTTATAGGCCATATCCAATTGCTTCACATTGAAATCCATGTTATTTACCTGATTGTAATTCAAAGCCTTTTCGATACATAATCTATATTCTGGCCAAAACTTCTGACCTAGTTTTACAGTAGTAGTCTTGGCATTGAATTTAGATACCATGAATCCAAATGTATCTGCATCATCCTTATCCTCGAATATATACATGTAGAATTTACTGAATTCCCTCATTACCTCATCTGTAGGTCTTACGGGAAGTAATAAATATCCATCAGTATATAAATCTTCAGATATTAAACATACCCACCATTTCTTTATACTAGGCTTTACCTTATACTTAAACCTTTCTCTTAGTTTAGTATGAACCCATTCTGGTACTTTCTCTAATAAGTAGTTGATATAAATCTTTTCTTTCTTATTGGCTCTTCTTTTGAAAGCAGAGGGTTGCTGTACTTGCCTGGGTAATATCCTAAAGTTATTCCATCTATCGAATTCTAATATCAAACCTAGAGAATGTTTATCCCATTCATTATCTGAACCTTGTAGTCTTCTTATATTTCTTTCTAGATTACGAGTATTTACCTTAGGAACTAATTGGGAGGCATCTCCAGTATTTAGTAGAGCCTCTTTCCTTTTCATCCTTTTTTCTATGCAAGCCTCGATATAATCCTGGAAGTTTCTTTCACATGGGCAATCTGGTCTAAATATTGACTCATGTATTTCGAAGAAATCCGAAAATAATCGGAAGAACTTTTCAGACCTTTCTTTTATTTCTAGGTACTTATAATGAGATAATTTTAATATCTCTCCAGCTTCCCAAGAGGATTTACTCTCTGATAACTGAAGAAAAAGGGACTGCTGCTCAGTTGGAGTCAAACAGTCCCATGCTTTCTTTTGATATTCATTCATATTAACGCCTCCTTTTATTAATGTTCTCTTCTATCTTTTCAGAAGTAATAGAATTTGGGTCATAGTCAAAGTTATTACAATGTAATTTATCTGGATCTGAATCCTGATATACACTGTAAAGAACACTATCAAAATCAAGAGTTACTTCCATTTTACCATGTTCTGGGTAAATTAGTACTTTTACTGTTCTATTTGAGTAATTTACATCTAATACCGTAGCATCTATACCTTCATAGGGATACCCTTTTAAAACGATGTAATCACCCGGTTTTACATTCATAAGGTCATCAACAGAATATTTCTTATTTGCTTTTGCTAATCTTATGAATCTCCTTACATCTTTTCTAGAACAAGTTGCAACTAATGAAAAATCATCGAAGTCTTCAGCATTATCTATGCGTACCTTCTTTTTTCTTTCGTGCATTGTTTCAGTAGATTTAAGAAAGGTTCTTATACCTGAGATATTTCGTTTTAGTTTATTTAAAAAAGGCCTTGAGAAAGCATTCTCTGTAGGCATTCTCATAAAACCATAATTGAAAAGTATAGGAACAGATTCAAATACCATCTTACCCTTTACTGTTCTCTTAAGTATATCTAGAGTTGGGATAATAACCTTGATATTTTCGTATCCCTTTTCTTTTAACTCTTTCTCGATAAGGTGATAATACTTTCTTTCTAGGTAGAAGATTACATAGGAGTATGGGATACGTTTTTTCATATTATGAGTTTTTTACGATTAACTTAGCTTGTTTGTGAATCATCTTGTATGGTACTTTTAATACCTCACTAGCCATGAATACCATAAGAGTATTACCGGGAACTTGAATATACATGGACTTAGTAATGTACTGAGCTATAATACTACCGAGTTTATAATCTACTACAAAGAAAAACTCATTTGCAGGCATTGAATTGTATCTCATACATAAGATGGGTACTTTCTTTGCCCTTTTAGCATCTTTACTTGCTTGTTCCCAGAATTTTAATATATCACAGGATTTATTACCCAATAATACATGTTCGAATTTGATGTCTTTGTAGTTTTTACATTCTACCGAGATTTTACATCTATGGGCATGTCTTTCATCCTGACACATAATATCCGAAGACAAATCCCTACTCTGATGATTTGCACCAGAGTAAGGTGTTCTGCCGAATTTGAAAGAAGTCCATTCCGTAAACCATTTTGAGACTTTGAGTTCAAATCGATTACCTTTCTTTTTACTATTTGCCATAATTTCATTGTATTGTTTATGGATCATAGTGGTTTATAATAACTAAGGCCCTTGATTTTCTCTACTTGCAGGATCTTAGTATTTGATAAAGGTAATGAGTCATGATGTGTTATTAAAAATAAGGATTTACCGTTGAATATATGCTTTATTAGGTTTATTACCAATTCTATGTTATCAGAACTTAGAGATTCAAATACTTCATCTAAGAATGCCAGATTAATACCCTTACTTGCAGTTAAAGATTCGTGCATTGCGAAAGCCATACATAGATTTACCAAAGTCTTTTCACCTCCTGACAGTTCATCATAATCAATAATGTGATTATCCCTTTCTATAAGGGTAACAAAATCCTTTCTAGTTGAATTGAGGTCGATATTAAACTCAATTCTAAAACCTAATACTTCTGAATAACTAGCTAGAGTACGATTTAATAAATGTAGGGATGAATCAAATAGATATGCCTTGATCCCATTATTACCAAGAGGGTCATTTATCAACCAATTATAATTCTCTAACTCTAATTCTCGGTTATGGTAATCTTCATCTACCTTTCTTAAATCCTTACGAATCTTTTTTAGTCTTTCTTTGTATTTAGTAGACATTACCTTTAGTTTCTGATTCTTAAGGTCTTTTATTTCCTGGTCTATATCTGCCAAATCTGAAGCAATATCGGAACATTCTTTAACTAGAGTCTTATACTTACTGCAGTTAAATTCTAGTTCATCTAATCTCTCTACGGATTCTTCATATAAGCTTTGAAGTTCTTCCCTTTCTTTAAATGCTTTACTGATGGGAGTAAGCATTTTCAAGGCTTTCTTATATTGTTTATTCTTTATTAATTCTATGGACTCATCCACCAGTTCATTTAAGGGAGTATTTAGAGTTTCCTTGTTTATCTTAATTCGATTCTTTATCTCTTGTACTGCTTTGGTTTGATTTCTTACCTTTTGTTCTATTGCTACATCTACTTCATCTGAAATATGTTTTTGTTTTGCAATAAGTAACGCAGTTAGGTCTTTTCGTTCTTCCTTTAGTTTCCTAGATTTTTCTCTTAGATCTTTCTTAAAGGATTTCTCCCTTGACCTTAAATCAAAGTAAGCTTCTTTATTGGCCTCTAATTCTTTCTTTAGTGAAAGGGATTCGGATTCTAATTGATTAATCTCATTTAAGATAACTGCCTTATCTTGATTAGCTATACCCTTTGCTAAATTTAGGTATTCTAAATCGAATACTTCCTCAAAAAGCTTTTTCTTATCCGAATTAGATTCTTGGATTAATCTCTTAATACCCTGACCGAACATAATTGAGTTCATGAATAACAGATAGGATAATCCTAGTTCTTTATTGATGGCATTCTGTAATTCATTCTTACCCTTGATATTAATAATCTCGGCATTTTTAATGATTATGAGTCTATCATTTCCTTTAGCACCATCCTCTAGGTAATCTTTAAATTTTTGACATCTGATTACCTTATATGAATCTTGGTTTTTCTGAAAAAATACTTCTACCATGGTTCCCTTATAATCTTTAGGTTGGTATTCTTTCCAAGTATTTACCTCAGATACTCCCTTTATATTTTTCCCATATAATGCCCATACCAAGGCATTCAGTAAAGTTGATTTCCCAAAACCATTAGGAGCTTTGATAAGAACCGTACAATCTTGGTTTAATTGTAAACTGAAGGAATCTATAGAACAGAATCCCTGTATATTTAACCTTGTAAATGTCAACATGATTCAGCTTTGTTTAAAGTGTCAATTAAAAGTTGTTTCTTAGCATCATCTTTTATACCTTTTTCCCTTAGATACCTTTTTGCTAGAGTTTTCTTAGAAACTTGCTTAGTAATCTTATGATTTATATTTACTTGAATACTAGTTTTCTTGGGTAAAATGGTATAATAATTGCCATCATCCTTAATTTCATCTTCGGATTCAACATCTACGAATTTTGGGAATCCTTTCAGTTCTATAAATTCCATAGATAAATCCGAATAAAGTTTCCAATACCCCAGTTTACAATCTTTATCGGTTCTTCTTTGTTGTAAAGGAGCACCAATCATATAAACCTTCTTTGATAATCTTTGTGGTTTGTGTATATGACCACAAATAATTAAATCAAACCTATTCAGTACATTCAGATTTAGATTTTCTACTGAATCGATTTCTCTGCCATCCGTATCTTTTGCTCCAGGATAATCAGTATGAAGCATAAGGATATGTTTCTTACCTTTTTCTAATTTTAGATTCTTTAAGTAATCCGATAAACCTATATTATGATCTACATAAGGAACTCCATGAACAATAATATTTTGATGATAGGCAGATATGGGTCTATGGTGATAATCCATAATTTCTATACCATACCTCTCCACTAAATAAAGCCAACTAAAAGGATGTTTATTAATCTGACTTAATTCTTTTGTGCAATGATTTCCTGTTATAGCCAGTATATTTAGTCTATCCAGTTTATTAAATTCATTATAACATATCTTTGCTAAACTTTGGTCCATGGTTTCTGGCTTATGAAAGAAATCCCCACAGAATAATGCCGGACAATTATACTTTTTACATTGCTCTTGTATAATCGACAAAACCCTGAAATGATTCAGGGTTCTTTTATTGTCTTCATTGAACTTCGCCCATAAATTCAGGTGCAAATCCGAGAAGACTATTGCTATTACTTGTTTCTTCATATTAATCCAATCTTGACATTATCATGTGTATTCTGTCGTAGAAATCTAATTGGGGTACTACTAATATATCTATTACACTTAAAGTACTCCACTGAGTTAACAGGTTACCCATTATATCTGACATCTGAGCCTGATAATATCTATTTATGATTCTCTTCTTATTGTCTTCCATTGGCCATTCTTTCATATTGTACATACTCAAGGGAAGGTATATTAATAAATCACATTGTTGAACTGTAAGATCTTTGCATATATCTAAGAAAGCATCTACTTCACATTCGGGAATATTGGTAGATTGCTTATATATGAAATAAGCTGCTAAATCTACATAACTACGGTCTGTTACAAAAGTTTCTTTATCCTTGAAAAGCTTATTTCTCAGATTCAACAATTGATAATCCTTGTTTATGAGTTCTCCACATTCTTGGTGTAAAAACTCAGCATGGTGCATCTCTTTTGTATCTGGCATTAAATCTGACATACTACCAGATATAAAGGGTATACCATATTTGGTTTCTATGAACTTTGCCAAAGTGGTTTTTCCTATTCCACTTGGCCCTACAAACATAATTCTTTTCATGATAACAAATCTTTAAATGGTTTCATAAATTCATTTGTCATAAAGGATGCTAAAGAGTATTCGATACAGACTTCTTTGAATTTCTTGTATTTTATCTCCTTATTAGCAAACTTTTTCATAGGTAACTTGGATAATGGTACTTCTTTTTGAAATAATCTTAAATCTATAAGCTTCTTATTCCTTTCTGCAATCTCTACATGAGAAGTTTGATGATGATGCTCTAAAAATTTATCCAAAGTACCATACTCGTCCAATATTTTCCTAGCTTTTACAGGACCAATACCTGGTATACCTTTAATATCATCCGAAGTATCTCCCACCATTGAAAGGTAATCTACTGTTTCTTCAGGAGAATACCCGAATAGTTCCTTACAATTACCCTGATGAATCATCTCATCTTTTCTTGGATTGTTTATCTTTACGTCTTTACCGATAAGTTGATTAAAGTCCTTATCGGATGATATTATGATTACCTTCTCAGTGGGTTTTTTATTTAAAACTAGGTATGCTAAGAAATCATCTCCCTCATATTTAGTAGAATTATGCTTATCAAAAACATATTTAATTCTTAGGAGCTTGAGCATACCCATAATAACACGTTTTTGAGATTGAAGAGATTCATAATCTACTGAAATATTTTTCCTATGCCCCTTATAATCTGGTAACAAAGCATCTCTATAAGGAGAGTGTCCATTATCAAAAGTTATAATAACCTCATCTGGGTCCCACCTATGTAAGAACCCATGTAATGATCTAAAAAATCCGAATATTGCTCCACTTGGTTTTCCATCAGTAGACTTAAGTTTTTCGAACTTATGGAAACTTTGGTGAAGTAAGTTACATCCATCTATGATTAATACTAGTTTTTTAGCCATATGTTTCTTTATATTTATTATAATAATCAGATACTAATTGAACTCCCAGATTCATAATTTCCGAGATTTCTTTTCTAGTAAACCCCAGGTTAATTAACCTGGGTATATAAGACCTTTGTATCTCAGTACCTTTATAGTGTACGCTATCTTTACCTTTTGCTTGAATCATCCTCCCATCCTTAGAAGCTTGTGACATATTGTCTTTTTGTGTACCCCAATAAAGATTATTTACTGAATTATTAGTAGGTACATTATCCTTATGACATACATAAGGTAATTCTTCTGGATTTGGCAAATATACTAAAGCTACTAATCTATGTACTAACCATTTAGTTGTACCAATACCAGGTTGGGATAATCCTATGATATACCTACCATTTTTATTTAAGTGTGGCTGTTTTAAATGGTACCTTTTACTTAGTATACCCTTACCATTAACATCCCATCTTGAATATATTTTACCTCCTTTAGATATGTGATAACCAGGGTACCCAGGTATATTATCTTTTAGAGGCTTATTCTGATATTTACCTTCTCCATGAGGATAAATGGGAGAAATCCAAGATAAACTTCCCAACTTTACCTTAGACCTTGTAAACTGTGTTTTCTTGCTCATCTTCTACTAAAATCTAATTCGTAAAGTGAAACTTCTTGTATTATTTCATCACCCAGATAAACAGTGATATAATTATCTGCTGAGCTATACTCATCCAAGTATCTTGACTTTGCCTCTAATCTCAGATTACCTTTAAGATATTCCTCGATTATTCTCTTTATTTCTTCTTCATTCATCGTCTTCCTCCTCTTCGTCTTCTGATTCATTATAGGATTCGTATTCTACTCCATCTATGGGATAACAGTTTTCTGTAAGAGCTTCTAGTTTCTTACGAGTAGTACCAATGGTATTTATATCTGCTTTCCTTAAAAGCTTTCTTCTTAAGTCATCGTCTTCTTCCAAAAGCTTTTGGAATTTCTCTTCCCCTCTTGCAAGGGTTTTATCCTTGAGTTTATATACTCCACCAGAGGATTTAATGATTATATCATTTTCTACCAATACATCTTCTAATCCAAAGCATCTATCAAATCCAACCTCATGGAACTTAGGATTGAAGTATACTGGGCATTTGCTGATTGTAGGTCTTGGAGGAGCAACTTTATTTTTAATAAGTCGAACCGTGACGAGTTTCCCAGCTTTGCGTTCTTTACCCTTTTGCTTAACAGTGATAGATCTTCCTGAATAGAAAGCAGCTCTAATTGAAGCGTAGAACTTAAGTGCTGCGCCTCCTGTAGTTGTTGTATTATCTTTTCCGAATCCAACATTCAATGCAGTTCTTAATTGATTAATATAAATCTGTGTAACTCCCAGTCGATAAAATAATTCGCTTCTGATACGGAAGTATTTATACAAAGCCTTTGCTCTACCTCCCATCTCTGCTTTAGCATCCGTCATTTTTGAATCTATGTTATCTGCACAATCCATAGCAGCAACTGAATCTATTACCAGAAGTATGGGCTCATTGTGTATTAACTGAGATCTGAAATATAATGCTAAGTCTGCTACTGCATCCGCAACATTCTCAATACGAGTATCATTAACTACTGTAACTCTTTCTGGATCAACTCCATTAGTTTGAGCCCAGGAATTCATCCATGATTGTTCAGCATCTACCCATATTACATGCCCTCCCAGTTGTTGACATGAATAAGCAAAGTTGTAAGCTATAAGTGATTTACCAGAGGATTCTTCTCCTGCTACTTCTAGGATTTTACCAAATGGGATTCCTCCACCAAAGGTATAATTCAATGCAAAGAAAGTACTTGGTAACCATAGACCTGTTTCTTTTGTTTCAGAAGCAAGTACTATTGATGACCCATATTTCTTTAGTAATTCGTTTTTAGAGGGAACTTTTAAACCCACTTTTCCTTTTGCCATACTGTAATGTATTAACATAAATAAAGGAGATAACCAATTTCTTGAATTACCTCCTCTACCAACCATTTATAAAACCAATTTATCAAATATCTGATTTATACTTTCTCTTTTTCTTCTTAGGTTCATCATCATCCATGTAGTGATCCTTATGAATGCCTTTCTTTTTCTTCTTAGGTTTTTCATCCTCTTCATCAGAATCTCTTCCTTCTTTTAAGAATGATGCCAAAATTTCTTCCAGTTCATCGTAATCTTTAATCTGAGATCTTACTATGGATTCCAAATCTACGTTACCTGAATACTTCTTGTCAAGTTTAGTAGGTTTACATGCACGAGCAGAATATGTAGTATCATTCTTACCTGAACCAGAACGGATAATTTTTATATCGTATCCAGTTCTTGGGTCTGTCATATCTCCAGCTTCGTCTTCATCCAAGTAAAGGTCGATAATATCCTGGTATACTGATCTTGAGATTAATACTCCCTTATCTTTTCCTTCATAATCTACCTTAGTACCTTTCTCATCTGAATATACTATTCCACCCACTACGTATTTTCTTCTTGGTACCAACATCTTTGCAAGTTCCTGGTCATCTGGGTCTTTTGAGTTTTTCAGTTCCTGGTACTTTTCCATAAATGGGCATGGTTCATCAAAAGTAGCCGGAGAAATAACTCCTCCCAAATCTTTATTAAGATAGAATTGAATCAATTCAATACCCAATTCCTGGTCATCTCCTGGAGATTTGATTCTCATTCTTAAAGTTCCCTCTTTAGGGAATACCAATCCACTACCATTACCCTTGGATTCTAATTGTTTTTTCCGGGCTAACATCTTATCTTTAGTAGTCATGCCACTAGAAGATAATTTCTTTTTCTTTTTGTCCTTATCTTTAATCATATCAATCTAAGTTATTGGGTTCTGAGTATGAAATCTCATTTAAAGCTAATACGGTGAACAGACCCTTTTCATAAAAGGGTTGTAATTCCTGAGGTAAACAGTTTTTATCGAATTGATGTTCTTTACCAGCATACAATCCATATTCGATTATACGACCGATTTCCACGTGGTCCTTGTAAGTTTGATATTCTTCTGTAATTACACCAGATTTAATAACAACACCCTTACGAGGAACTCCTTCCTTTACCATATCCGGAATAATAATACCAGAAGCAGTGGTATTAATCTCTTTGGGAGAATATACCAAGATTTTATTTTCTACGGGTAAACCTGGAATACTATTACCAAGCTTCTTAGCTACTAGAGTTGATATAAGTTGTAAATTATACATATTTATAAAATTTAGTTAGTAATCTTTTATAGTTCCTACTGTAACTTACGGATATTGGCATTAAGAGTTCTTAAGATGCCCTCTCTACTCTCATAAGCTTTACAGATAGCTATAAATTTATTAGCTTTAGCTGCAGCCTTTAGATACCTTTTGCAAATAGATTTATATTTGGGGTTTATATTAGCTTTATGAGATACGTAGTCATTATTGAACCTCTCATTGGAATCTTTTATAAATACCCATGCAGCAGAATATGCTTCCTCTTTTTCTCTTGCTAAAGCATCTCTTTGTTTTATATACTTATCTCTTAATGAAGCAAGTATATAATAACTAGAGGGGGAATCCTTTAGCTGAGAATTTAATAAGTTCTCATTGATAGATAATTCCTTTTGAATATCTATTTCTAAGGTTCTACCCTCAAATACTACCTTAAGTTTATTTATCTCGGTTTTCATCTTTCAACTTAAAAACGTTTTTCATATCTTCTGCAGAATACTGACCATTTTCGATATCTCTCTTAACTTGTAGGAAAGCAATCTTAGCCCTAGAATCTAATTTGGGATAACTAGTAAGGGATTGATATTTGTCTAACAGATTATACAGAGAGTATAATCGTAAATCGCAAAGGTAATCTATACCAGCAACTTCAAGTAATTTCATGAAGATTACATAAAATCTAAGAGTAGTATCATCAAAGCATTCTACTGTTTCTTCATCCATCTTAGAAAGTGAATGAGTTCTGAGTGATTCTATGTTTGAATTGAGAAATTTTATATGTTTTCGGATAGAGTTGATTAACCTTCGGTCTTCATGGTGAAGTCTTTTGTGTAATCTATCCAAAATTTCATCCATTTCTTGGAATGATTGTTCTAATACTCCAGATAACATGTAAGTTACATTGATTACCTTGTCAGCCTCTTTCTTTAATGTGTCATTTTCCATAATCTAAAATTTTAATTAGTTATGTTGTCATAGTATCCTCTCTTCTCGTTTCTGTAGTGGTAGATACTGAATCTGAATGCTTTATATTGGTTTTACAACCTGGGCATGATATTATCCTAAAAACATCCAGAGTAGTTTTATCATAAACCTTTATAGTTTCACTTACATCATATTCAAATTCACAATCACATACTGGGCATTTAGCTCTCCATACCGTGGGTCCGTTTAAAATCTTCTTCATATTGTTTCATTTGTTTGTTAAAACGTTTCTTATACTCTGAAATAGGTATATGTTTATACTTCTTATGTTCTTCCATATATTCTTCTATTGAAAAATCTGGCTCAAGCATTTTCCTATAATCATATCCAGGAATAAAAGGTAGTTCTTCTGCCATAGATCTACCTATGACAAAATCCATGTCCATAGTAACATCATCTATCTGAAAACCAAAATAGGGTTTAGTTAATGGGTTTCGATAAATTTGCCACATCTCATAAATACTCCATGTGTTTATGTTTTCTGGTTTAGTGATTTGATAATTAGCATCATGGACTAAGCATACTGATTTTGTAGGAGGTAATTTTCCTTGTCTCATAAGGTAGTATATTAATATACTTCCAAATAAACACATATCTGATGCTGCAGATTGACAAGGGAAATTCAAGGCTAATCGTAAAGCATAAGCTTCTTCTCCTCTATCTGAAGAATAAATTTGGGGTAATCTTCGTTTTCTACCAAATAAAGAAACTAAGTAGCCATTCTTTCTAAGGAATTTCTCTTGTTTCTTTAAGAAGGTTTTTAACTTGGGATGTTGACCAAAGAATATATCCATTTCCTTTTGGGCTTCTTCTGGTGTAACTATGATACCCGATTTGGGGTCAGATAATTTTACTGCTAGTAATTTAGCACCAATACCATAAATAAGTCCAAATGCAATCTGTTTAGCTTGCTTTCTCCTTACCTTCCATATCTTATGATCTGGGTGATTTTCATCCTCATATATTTTTAAAGCTTCTTCATAAGGAACATGATATTTGGTAGCAGCAATTGCCAAGTGAGGGTCCTGACCAGAGTTAAAAGCATTCAGATAAGTTTCATCTCCAGATAAGTGAGCCATGATTCTTAACTCTGCTTGACTAAAGTCACTAGCAATATATAGAGTTCCTTTTGGAGCAACTAATTGCTTCTTTATATTTGGGTCTACTGAAGTCTTGGGTATTTGTTGAGCATTGGGCTCTGCTGAAGATAATCTTCCCGATGTAGTTCCATGAATAAGGAATCTTCCGTGTAGTCTATCATCATCTTGAGTTTTCTCATGCCAACCCTCTATATAGGTTTTATACATTTTCTCTAAACCTCTCAACTCTAATAAACTATCTAGGAATACTGCTTTAGGTGAATCAGGTTTTTTAACTGTTAATCTTAAGTTAGTAATAGTTTCTTCATCAGTACTTGGTTTACCAGAATCATTCTTTTTGATTACCTCGAAATTAAATCCTTCCTCTGAATACATTAATTGAGGTAAATCTACTGAACTACCTAAACTTACTGGTCTGATTAACTCTAATTCCTTTTTAGTAGTAAAAACTCCTGCCCTTATATTAGCAATCTTTTGTTCCCTAGATTGTATTTTTCTCTTATCTACTTCAGGATCTAAATTTTCTATCTCTTCCTCTAATTTAGCAATGTATTTTTCAATCTTGGATTGATTATATAGTTTAGTAAACTTCTTTACTTTAGGCAAATTATATATTGCTTCCTTAGCTGCTTCTATCTTTGGTAAGTAGGAATCTAACAATTCTTGGTTGAATGCCCTATCTACATATAAACCATTCTTTTCTACAGAAGTTAATACCCTAGAAGCAGTCATGATTAAATTACGGTAAGTATTATATAATCCCAAGTCAATTAGCTTCTTTTCGAAGAAAAGCATTAATCTAAGAGTATAATCAGTATCTTGACATCCATAGTGGCAAAGAGGTTCCATTTCTTTTTTATCCCATGGAATCTTATCGAATTTATCTTGCTTTTCATAATCTCCGTATTCTGGTAAATACCTTCTTACCATAGACTTCAAGTCATTGGGTTTTTCTTCATTCAAGAGATATTTAGCAAGCATACCATCCAAACATACTCCTCGATAATAGATATTATACTTCTGAAATATCTGATCATCAAATTTATAATTCCAAGCAACCTTAACTACATTTGGATTTTCAATTACTTCTTCACCAAATTTACGAAGCATCTTTTTCCAGTTCCATCCCTTAGAAGTATACTTTTTAGTTTCAAAATGATCTAATGGTATAGAACATCCAAAACCTGGTTGAAAAGTAACTGATAGTATGGTAGGTTTAAAGCTTTTGTTATAAAGAGGTTCTGCATTTGTTTCGAAGTCTACAGAAGCATAACCTGTTTGCTTACAGCATTGGATAAGTTTCTTTAGCTCTTGTTTATTGGTTATAATCTTATATTTCGTTTCCATACTAGAAGTTTTTTAAATAAAATAAGGAAGTATATCTTCCCAGACCTACTTCCTTAAACCTGATATGAGTTACTTTAAATCATTTTGCGAAAATGACATCAAAACAAAATAGAAATAAAGCATGTATTATATGATAGTATCCTCAAATACTCTTAGAGAACTGGCTAACTTATCCCAGTCTTTTTGATAAGTATGTAATGAGTCTATGGTGTGATACAAATAACCTGGTTTTACTCCAACCTCTTTAGCTACATATTCCATTAGTCTCCATGCAAGGTATACATCATTACCAAAGTGAGTAACAAAGTCCGAACTTCTTTGGTGATAGCAAATGTGTAATACCTTTTCTCCTTTACCATTCTGACGGATAAGGAAGTCATAATACATAGAGCAGGGTATACGTCTACTACCATCATACCAATCGGTATCTAATCCGTCCATATCACCATTGAATATTGGTAATACTGCTTTACGAGTGTCATTATCGTCCTTCAGTAATCTTATCAATGGTTTAATAACATGGATGATTCTCTCATTATAGGTATAATCAAATTTACCATTTACCAAGAACTGTTCCCATAAATCTTTTCTTAATTCCCAAGCTTTACCTGGATTAATTATATCAGAGGTATCAATCCTTTCTTGGAACTCAGCATCTGCCCATTCCCTAGACCTTGAATAGAAGAATAACCACGTTGGATCTTGCAAAGAAGTTAAGCAATATTGTTGGCAAATGATCTCTTTAGTTACAAAATCTTCATTACCTTCAATATTCTTATTCTGGTAAGTCTTTGGTTTTACAGTTTGACCATAACTGTTGAGTTCTCTGCCCATTTCAGACATTAACTCATAACTACTGCTATAAATTCTCATTTCTTCTGTTTTAAAAGTTTCTTCTTATATGCTTTACGTTGAGAGTAAGAGATTACATTCTCGGGATATTCGATATCTTCATATTCAAGAAGTAATTCCTTTACTTTCATAGATTTATATGTTTCCTTATATAAATCTGGTCGAAGCACTTTAAAACTTCTAAAGAATACCTTAAAACTAGAGAAATCTTTCTCTTTACCGTTTTGAAATTTATCAAATACCTCATTCAACCTCTTTATCCAAGAATTTTCCTTATCAGTTCCCTTTAATACCTTCTTCAAAGGTTTATGAGTATGATACATCAGAAGTGTTTCTACATTCCCATACATTTGAGTGGCAAATAAATTGATTTGTACTGATTGTTCTGGTCCGTACACATATTCCGCCATTCGTTGTATTAGTAAGAAGTCGAAGATTAACCTTTTTGTTATCTCGGATGCCCTGATTACCATTGTAATAACAGGTATGTCTTCCCCAAATCGTTTGGAGAATGTAGCAGCAATTAAACATTGTTTACCGTTATCATGATGATTATTAAACATATAAGTAACGTTGTAATTCTGATTATACTTGGTTTTTAGTACTCTCAGCTTACTACGCAATAAATCAAGCTTATTGAAATCAATGTAATTGTTCAGTAAGCTTGTCCACTTAGTCTCTTTATAATTGAAACATCTACCATAATCAAAATCTGGGTCTACCCAAGCTTTACGTATTTTTATAAATACGTTATATACCACAGCTACTCCACTGTTTGCGGTAGCACCTTTTGCAAATAAAGATGGTTCTAGTCTTAGAAATCCTTCATTTAACTTTTCCCATGCTTCTTGTGAAGTAGCAAACTCTAATGAATGGATTTGCTCTTCTGTATTAAGCTCTAAGCCATTTAATTGTTTATTCCAACCTGACACAAATACCTCCTTTCATTAATATTGTGTAGTGATTCTCCATTCATTCAACCGTTCTTTCTTGAAATACAGCTCGTATATACCCAATGGAGTAAATCCCATTATTGATAGGAATCCCATATAATAATAGAATGCCTCTACCAGCCTATCCTGGAATTCTAGTTCTTTAGTTATTACTGGTGACTGTTTCCATGTACGATTCTTAAGAGTATTTCTAGCAAGATTCAAAACATACACTATCTGAAACAAAATATTTTTCTCATCGGTATGCAAATTTGGACTCATTTCCTTGAATCCCTTTATATACTCGGAAGTTTTATCCTCAATTGTTTCGGATATTAGCTTGAAATTTTTGAATATACTACTAATGGCATCTATCTCTAAAATCATATGAATGCCGAATGCCATTACATCTTCTAAGTTTTCTACTGCCTTTTGCCCTTTAGTCAGTTCTTTGTTTGCCCAACTATAGATATCCTCTGGCAATATATTAGCATATATCAGAGCTGATAAGAAGAATCCTATTGCATCTGCTTGTTCTTCATTAGCATTCTGTAGATTGTTGATTATCTGAATCTCCTCTACGTCGGTATATAAATTGGTATTCCATCCCTTGTTTTCTAGAATATCATTTATATTAGAAGTAGATTCATAACCCTCCATTAACTCCTCTACTACTTGAGATATAAGGGTTTTCATAAGAGATTGATTTTTAGTACTGTTAATATCCATGGGATATTCTGGTAACCTTTCTAAGGGTTTATAACAGTCTAATTGACGATAGCCAATCTCATACATATTCTCGAGTTCAAGCCCCTGTTTGATTTCAGGGGCTTTTTCTTTCAGATTAGAAATATCCATAGTAACTATTCTTTTTCTGGTACTGTATGATAAGAGAATAAATGTAATACTTGAACTAATATACTTCCAGCTTCGATTCCAATAATCTCAGAAGTTGGGTTGAATACACTTACCACTACTTCATCTCCTGGAACTTGACCAAGTACTTCTATACCGTATACTAACCCACTGTTGATGGAATTAGTTTCTTCATTTGCAGCTTTCAGTACGGATTTAACTGGAGTGAATTCTTCAATATGAATACCAGTTGGTATTAATAACCTTGTGTTCTGACCAAGAACGATGGTTTTAATGTGTCCTTCACTGTTTCTATCTAAGTCGAATGATACTTTACCAAATCCCTGAGGATTGAAGATTCTATTCAACCAGTTCCATTTCTGTTTGATTACTCCGTTATTGTATTCCATGAGAATATCAATCGTAAGATCTTCAGGAAAATACAGATAGAATCCCTGGTCTGCTTTCTTGGGATATTTTACCTTTCTTGATACGGTATACTTTATATGAGAGTTCTCTATCAGTTGAAGTCTCCTTTCGTGATCTTCTACTTTAACTTCTAGAGTTTTAATCCGTTCCTCATGATTATTTAGTTTAGATTCTGCAGTATCTAATCTAGTATCAAGATTATGTATCTCAGTAGTATGCCCGTTCACTACACTGTTTAAAGTTGAGTATCGATTCTCTAATACCGATATTCTATTCGCTAGTTCATCTAAAGTTGCCATATATTATGATTATTAATTGGTTGATCCGAATCCGTTATTACCTCTTGTTCCCCAATACTGAGCATCATTGTAGAATTCTTCATTAGTTACTTCTTCGGGTTTTGTAAGATAAATGGGTACATGAATAAACTGTACTAACTTGGTTCCAGCTTCTATTATTTGAAACTCATGAGAAGTATTATATATACCGATATGAATCTCTCCAGTATAGGGAGAATCTACTATCTCGGCAGTATAGATAAGCCCTTTCTTAGTTGATATACCAGATTTGTTTGCTGCCATCAGCATAGAAGACCTTGGTTCTAATAAACCTTTGATACCCGATGGGATAAGTATTCTGGTAAATGGAGAAATGTAAATTACTTGTACCTGGTTATTTGAATTATATTCAAGTGTTACTTTACCAGGTTCAGGTATTTCACAATGGAATATTAACTGTGGATTAGCTTTTACTAAATCCTGTAGAGTTAAGTCTTCAGGAATATAGAAATCTAAACCTGCATCTCCTTCGTTTCCTCTTGATGGAGATTTTACGTCTCTTACTTTGATAAATCTTAATCTGTTCATATTATATTGCATTGTTTTAAAAGTTGGCCATAAGTTAATTTTGAGGGATCTCCCTTGTGAATACCAAGAGAGTTCATTATCTTTCTTACATCCCTGCTTCCATTGCCACATACATTAGCAAGTATATCCTCTTGTTTCACATAGTAATTTGGGTTATTAAGGTATATCTTGAACATAGCCCATATCATTTCTATTTTTTGCATTCTTTATAAAGTTCTCTAATACGTTTTCTTGGTACTTCAAATTTCTCAACGGTTTTGGTAATAACTTCTTTTCTTTCTTTCCCTTTCCGAATCAAGCCTCGGATGTATTTCTTGATTCCAACCGTGTCTTCTAATACATCCAAATCCTTGTATTGATTCTTCTGTTCTAGTTCTTTCCTTGTGATATTCATATTCTGTGACATCTTGAATGCACATAATTCTGAGTCTCCGCATAGTTTACATTCTTTAGTTGATAAGTCATAACCAATACCAAAACAAGGGTCTGAATTAGAACCCAGTTCTGCAATATTAATAGGTTCTAAGGGATCCTGATTCTTGATATCAGGTAAAGTTTGTTTCTTCTTTGCCATAATTCCCAATTTAAAATTCTTTATGATAATATCTTATGATTTGAACATCCATCATCTCATCTTGATACAGAGTAATATATGAATGTCCTATACCATTTATAAATAGTTCCCTGATAGACAGAAGAATGGGTGGTACTTCTATTTCAGAAGTATATATCTGAACTTTGATTACTAACCCAGATTGAAAATGAATCATAAAATAATATCGAACTTCATCAGGCTTATCCCTGGATTTTTTGATAGGAGTTATATATTCTATTCCTATGCCATTGAATATATGTTCTGGAGGTATTACAGAACAATTGAATAATGATTTGATTTTTTGTAGAATCTTCATTGTTTATGATTATTAATGGTTAATGCCTCTTAACGTAACATGTAATATACCTTTCCTCCTACGGAGAAAAAGTATATACTCATAGTCAGAAATTATTATCCTTGAAAAGGCTTATGTCTAGGGTACTTATTCCAGAGCTTACTTAACCGGATAACTTTAAGTCCTTGATCTTGATAATACTTTCTTCTATGATTCCCATGCCTACTTAAATAATTCCCAGGATAATGTAAATCATCTAGGTAAACTTTGGATTTGGATTCATCCTTTCTTACCAATCGTCCTAAGAACTGAATTGATTTTTCTTGAGAATCCATACTGGCAGTATTCAATAGATATCTGAGCTTAGGAAAGTTTTTACCTCGAGCAATAATTGTAGTTGATACAAGGATATCTATTTTACCCTCCCTAAAATCCTTCATTATCTGTTGTCTTAATTTAGTATGAGTATTAACATGAACACAGGCAATATTATATTTATTATCTAGCTTCTTTTTAAAGAATTTGCATAGATTTTCACAGTGTGCAATATGCTTACATACTACGAGAGCAGGATATCTACCTTGATTAAGGTTCCATTTCAACCTATCTAATGCCATGGTCCAGGCAATCTTATTATGGGTAATGGAATCATCATATATTTCATTATAGGACATACAATCTGATTCCCAATTACCAAACCAAGGTTTACCTTCTACTGTTTTTACAATTGTCTTTGTTGAATACCCTTTCTTAATCGAGTCCTTAAGTTTAAACTCTGCTATTACATCGCCAAAGAAACAACGTAAATTCATATTCTTAACTTTATCCTTGGCAAGCTTACTCATATAAATGGTACCAGATAATCCGATTCTAACTCGGGTATTAAATAACCTAGTGATCACATTCTGATATTGCTTACTACCTCCTTGGTCAGCTTCATCGATTAATACCATATCAATCTTAGCAAGTTCATTCTGATAATATTTCATATTCCGAGAAATAGATTGAACCATACCGATGGTAAAATTACTCCAGTTTAAAACTTTACCTTGAACAAAGGTAATATCTTCTCCCGGTAGATATTGCTTAAATTCATCTCTAGCTTGATTTAACCAATCGGAGTCATTAGTTATAAGCAAAGTCTTTAACTGCTTCTTATATGATAAATATAAGGCAGACATAATTAGAGTTTTACCTGCATTTACTGTATAATCTAATACCCCAATCTGAAAAGGTGTTTCACCTAGTTTATTAGATAAGATTGCCTTAACAGCTTTCTCTTGTTCGGGTCTTAATTTATACTTACCTATCTGAGTTACAACTTTACTGACTTTAGGTAAAGGTTGTCTCATATCTACTATGATAGGCTTAATTCCAAGTTCAATACATCTTTTATATACTGAAGGAAGTAAGCCTATCTTAAATTGACCAGTCTTGGTTATATACTTTATTTTGCCATCCCAGTTTTGCATACCCCGTTGCCTAGTACGGAGGTAAAAGGCATTGGGGTGTCTGATAGCAAATTCGTTATATAACTTAGTTGCATATTTTAGAGGTATATCTAATTCTGCAACGTTACAATTACGAATTATGATTTTCATATGATTACTGTTACTGATTTACATTTCTTAGGCTCGTCATCGGAATCCTCGTATTCTTTCAGAGCTTTCTTTAAAAGAGAAATGTGATATTCTTCATCAGCAATGAATTTCTGGATAAGATAGGTAACTGGAATATAATCACTTCTCTTTATATACTCTTCTTTTTTATTCAGAGAATCGAATACTTTATAATATTCTTCTAGAGTTTCTTTTTCTGCTTGTAATGATAATCTTAAAGCAGATTCTGCTGAAGTACCAAGATCTATTAGGGGATGTACAGTTAACTGATTATTTCCTGGTATATCGGTGTCCATTACATCAGAAGCTTTTAATAAGAAGTCTCCCAGCTTATCATAATGTACCATCTCTACTAATCCGATACCAAGCATCAATTCTCCTATTTCTTCAAACCTAGCCTGATGCTGAGTATACATAAGGATTGAAGCTAATTCTGAATACCGAGTATTTTTATATAAATCATACAAGGGCAAGATTATTTCCTTAGGCCATTTCTGAACCATAGAAATATCTGGGTATTCTACTTTGCTATCGGAATAATCCAAAGCATTTACTGTGGCTTCTGCCATCTCTTCTAAACGATTTTTAAAAGCTTTCATGATTGATTAATTTTTGACCAGAGACTTCCTTCTATTTTAGGAGCCTCCGATGAGGATTGATTTTTATGTTTAAATAAGTATTTATTATACCTTTCTATAGCCTTGTCATTATACATCTGACTTGGTTCAGGTAAACCATTACACCAAGCAAGGGATTCAAATTGAGCATCTATGAATTGAATTGGGTCCCACCCTTTCTCTGATAGAAATTTATCTAACCTTACAAAGTGTATATATTTATCTGGCTGATTAACGAATGATTCATATATGCCAGTAACATCAGCTACTCTCTTTATAAAGTAATCATGTATAGCTTTAGCATTACCAGAATCCTCTTCCATTTCCAAAGTAGCAGAATATAAATCTGATATCTTTTCTGACATAACCGATAACCTGTTTAAAAGATTATTGTAATTACCATCCATTTTCTTGATACCAAGTTCGATGTATTTGATAAAACCTTCCCGGGTATCTAATTGGAAATCTTCACAGAATTGATTACATAGCTCTGCTATCTTTTTACATACTGCCCAATTTCTTGGTTCTGTTTCTCTTATTTTTCTAACTCCTCTATGCTTTAGTTTTATACGAGTTGCATATATAATATCAGCAACTAAAGCAGCATCTCCCTTAGATGCTAGTAAAATGTTAGAAACTTTCTTAGTTGTCTTATTGTTTGTAACAACTACAACTCTAGTATTTATTGCTTCCTTACGAGCAATAACAAAGAAAGCATCAATCGGAAAATTATATACCTCTAACTGAGATAGGATTTTTTCGAATTGATGCTTAGTTATATGAATAGAGGGGTCTCTCATACTATTCTCTTTCTAAGTTTACCGCACTTCTTACATTTTAATAGGATTTTCCAACAATCAGTATATTCAGTTTTACTTACCACTTCCCAATCATGAAGGCATAAATATTTGGCTCTTATAGCTTCTAATAATTGTTTCATGTCTTTTAATTTAAGTTTATATATTATAATATGAAATCCTCAATCCAAGGAGTTTCTGAGTTTCGATAAATCTTGATAAGATTGGTACCGAGTATTATATATTAACTTAAGTACTTCTTTACGACCTAGATCGTTACAATCTTTATTTTCAGGCAATTGTATAACCTTGACCTTTTTATAAGCGACCAATTTGAAAGCCAGGTTGATTGAATATTTGATGGCATCAGGGTCCAGGAGTAATATAAATCTATTAACTGGAGATTTGATAAGCTGGTTAACTTGGTAAGCACTGATTGCCTTACCCATGGTGGCAATAGCCCTGTCTCCCATAGTAAGTGCATTGATTGCTCCTTCACAGATAAATATCGAACTATACATGTCGAGGGCATCTTGATTGAAGATAATAAATTCCTTTCCAAGTCCTGTAATATCTTTATTTGGATTATTGTATCTTGGGCCCTGTCCAATAACATTTCTCGCATTGTAATACCTGAGCGTGCCCTTATAATAATATGGTATGATGAGGTACCCAAAAAAGGGTCCCTCAGTGGCAACATATCCGATACCGTGTTTTGATAATTCTTCGATAGTGAACCCACGGCTCGACATGTAACTTCTAATGCTTCTTGCAACTTGTGATGTTCCTTGATTAATGAGTTTAAACCCATCTGGAAGATAGACGGGCTTAGCATCGGATAATTCAATCTTCTCTTCTGAGAAAGCTTTGTCTGTAAAGTTTCCATTGTCTAGAAATTTTAAAAGTTCTGCATAAGTATCAAATCCTTCAACATCCATTACTAGTTGAGCAGGATTCATATGATAATTGCATCTAAAACAATTGGTACGGTACATAGAAAGATTAATTCCCATCTTATGTTCCCTATGACAGAAGGGGCATACTGGTAATCTCATCCAACCCCTTCTATATTGATAAGCGCCCAAGCTCTTAATAAAATAATTGTAGAGCTTGGTTTTAAATTCATTAGTGATTTTACTCATGATTAAAATGGTAATGGGTCATCATATTCGGCATATCTTTTCTTTAGCCTACGTAATTTATCTAGGTCTTCGCATTTCAGTACCATTTGCTCAAATAAAGTAACTACCTGTGACCTGAGTGAAAGTAATTCTTTATGTTCTTCATAGGATTCCTTTGAAAGGAAAAGTTCCCATCCTCCCCATTTAGCAGATCTCCCATCTTCAGAGAAGAACTCCCTTAAACTTATATTAACTCCAGTTAACTTGATATACTTGGGACCCACTGAATATACTTCTGCATATTGTGGAGTACATCTTGAATCTGAAGGTACTAAGTAAACCTTCTGTCCTTTTTGAATTCCTTCTAATCTCTTAATCATAATCTCATATTTTAGGTTTATATATCTCCACTGGTTTTAGCTCGCTTCTCTTCATTAGCATCAGGATTCCCTTTCTTCTTAAGAGATTCCTCAAGCTTTTCACCATATATTTCATCGTACTGTTTACGTTGTTCTTTAGTAAACTCTACACATCTTTGTCTTTCAACATCGCATTTGAATAATGCTCTACCACTAGGTAAACCATCTCTTTGTACTACTAATTCACAACGAAGTATATCATCTTTTTCTTCTTGTTCAGTAGAGTTAAGACCAACTATTGTATGGGCATTACGAACAATTGCAATAGAACCAGATATATCATTCTCATCATATCTAGTAGTTCTATGTTTCTTACCCTCTCTGGTAATATGGTGAGCAGTCCATACAATGTCTAAATCCATCTCTTCTGCTAGATTCTGAATATCGATATATACATTTGATATACGGTCGAAATCCTCTTTATCTCTGGCAATTGAAGCAAGCTTTCCTGCATAATCCACCATCAGTACTTTAATATTGATACCCTGGTTTCTTAGCTTAATTATAAGTTCCCTTATATAATTACAATCCGTAATCATGGCAGGAACTCTTTCAACTACTAGTTCAACTCCAAACCTTGCAAGTTTACGAAGATGTTTAGCTTCGAGTTTGTCATACTCACCAGAGTATAATTCCTTCTTAGTTTTATTGATAGAGGATTGAATAAATCGGTCCATGATTTGTTCTTTACCATTTTCTGTATCTACATATAAAACCGATTTCTTCATTCTTAAATAACCTCTTGCCAAGTTTACCATGAAGAAAGTTTTCTTAGCTTTGGGTTTATCGAGAATAACATTTACTGAATGTTCTGGGTAACCTCCAGCATTGGTAATATCATTAAGTTGTCTAAATGGACAAGGTATTACAGATGGTTCTGCTTGACGTTTGAATTGTCTCTCTGTAATATCCCTTATCATAAAGATAGGTTCATCATCTTTCTTGGGTTTCGAGTTTTGAAGTATCTTTTCTATTTTCCTTGAATAGGTTTCGTATTGTTCGAAGTTATCCAAATCAAAAGAATCATTCAAGTTCTTCATCTCTACATAGGTAGAGAATTGATATATCTTTTCTCGAATGTATTCGGAATCATTCAAGGGATTTGAATATAGGTCATCGATTATTTTATGGATATTGGGTATATCATCCTTAGTAACCAGGTCAACGTAATTTTTAGATTCAAGCAATTCTTTTATAACTTCTTTAAGGATATTCTTAGAAGGCATCTTGTTTTTCTTTTTGAAGAACTTAAATATGCCCTCGGCAATTAAAGAATGCTCAATCAGAACTAGGTAACTTGGTTTAATCTTTTTGATTATTAGACCTCCCTCTTTATCCTTTAAGAGATACCTTAGGATTTCTAATTGAAAGCTGGTGTCAAATTCAAACTTGGTATTATCTTTTTTCATATTGCAATATAATTAAGTATAATCATATAGATTTCTATAGTCTCGGTTAGAGTTGTACATATAGACTCTCATCCTAGTACTCACTAATCCTCAGCTTCTAGGTGAACTTTATTAATATATTATTTTATATTTGATTTATTATACTTATA